CTAGAGCCTCTAGAGTCCCTCCGTCTGCAATTAATTTTAAAACTAAGTTAGTTCCGTTAAATACGCTTGAAGCCATTTTTTACCTTTTAAATTTAATACAAATATAGTTATTTTATTTCTTATGTAGTTTGTTCCCAGCTTTGGGTTTCTTCATTCCATAAATAAATATTTCCGTCGTCTGGATATTCTACTGGAGACTCCCAATCGCAAGTCTTTTCGTTTAAAATCCAACTGTTATAGGGTTTTGGAGGTATGAAAGCGTCTCTTGTTGAATCATATTTATAACCTATGCCAGCATAATTTTTTCTAAAAGCTTTAGACTGGTCAGTAGACTCAACTCTATTAAATACTCCATAGACTGAGGTTTTTGTATTTGTATAGTGTTTTCCTCTATAAGTGTTATATGAAGTCCTTTTGCAAGTTTGGTTATGAAAATTAGAATACAACCTTTCATAGTCAATATTTTCATTTTCATCGCCTCCAGTTATTACTTGAGTTACAATGTTATCAGAATCTAAAAGTGCATAGTGTGCCATATTATGAAAAACTTATAGTTCCAGAGCCTTGTTTAAAAATAGTGATTTTATCAGAGCCATCAGTTCCATTTACATAGGAAGTAATTCCAGAGCTTATTGTAATACTTCTAGTATTAGGGTATCTAATTATAATAACCCCAGAGCCTCCTTGCGCTCCATTAGCAGCAGATGAACGAGCTGCACCTCCAGCACCTCCTCCAGTATTTGGAGTTCCAGCATTAGCATTACCAGAAGTATGCTGACCTCCTCCTCCGTAGCTTGTACTCGCAGCTGTATACGGAGAACTATAAGGCGAGCCAGTGCCTCCTCCAGCATACCAAACATTAGTGCCGCCAACGCCTTGACCTACTCCAGCAGTCGTGTAAGCTAAACTAAAAGGCGCAATTAAAACTACCAATCCATTACCGCCTTTTGCACCAGTTGTACTACTGTTTGCATTGCCAGCTCCAGCCTCTCCAGCTCCACCTCCAGCTGATCCAGTATATCCACCAGTAGAAGCTCCACCAGCATAACCTTGATTAGTTGTTCCAGAGCCACCGCTTGAAGATTGATTTCTAGTACCACCGCCACCTCCAGAACCTCCATCGCCTCCGTCTTGTGCGTTTCTTGATGGGTTTAAACCACCGCCATAGCCTCCGCCATTAGAAGTGATAGTAGAAAAAACTGAGTTAGAGCCAGTTCCAGAGCTTCTACTATTTGACCTAGAAGCAGTAGCTGAGCCACCACCTCCTATAGTAACAGTATAATCTACTCCAGTTGTTAATGTTAAACTACTTTCTGCACTTGCACCGCCTCCAGAGTTAGAGCCGTAAGAAGTTCTCAAACCTCCAGCACCAGCACCTCCAGAACCTCCGTCATAAGAAGATATATCAGAAGAGCCACCCCCTCCAGCAACTACTAAAAAATCTACAGTGAAATCTACAGCCGCAGCACCTCCAAAACTTAAAAGTCTTCTAGTTAATGTCATAAATTAAGGAGTTGTATCGCTAGCAAAAGTAGCTATTGAATAAAAAAATACTGGGTCTGTAGAACTGTCGTCAACGCATTCAATTTGCATTATACTAGTAGTTGAATTATCATAATCAACGCCACCTATTTTGTTAAATGTATTTGTAGAACTACCTTGTGCGTCTAAAGTTATAGATTGCGCTTTTAAAGGGTAAATAGTAATAATTTGACCTTTTTTATAATTACTTAAATTTATAGTATAAGCTCCAGTTAGGTCTCCAGATAGTTTAAAACTTGAAGCAGTTGAACAGTCAAAAGAAACAGTTCCAGTCAAGGTACTTATAGGAGCGCTAGCTGTATATCTATTTTCTAAAACATTGTGAGTTACTTTTGTTATTGCCATATCTTATTTTTTACAAATTTACGAAATTATGGTTTACTCGGTTTTGTTTCTGGAAAGTCATCAGTAGATGTCCAGTCTCTTAATGTTTGTCTGTATGTTAGCCAAGCGTCTCTATTTGGATAGTCACTAAGAGGAACTATAAAATCTGTATTTTTTAATTCTTTGTCTCTCCAATCTCTAGCATTTGCTTCTTGTTCTTGAGTTGTTAAAATAGGTTTAGACCAGCCATTTGTTTCAGAATACCAATCTCCAACGTCAAAACCCTCAGCTTGTTCAACCCAGTTTCCCTCGAAACCATCTATTATAGATTGCTTAGCGTCTGCTATTCCATATTCTTCTATTTCTCCGTCTGTATTAAATCTTTCTTTTATTCTAAAATACATAATCTAAAATTTTAATAATATAATAATACTGCACCATCGCTAGCTCTAACGCCAGAGTTATAAGACCCCCAACCAAAACCATCTCCGTTATTACCTAATACACCTCCAGCACCCCCTTCGTTATGCTGACCACCTCCTAAAGAATAGCCATTTATACCACTCCAAGCCGAAGCAGCTCTAGTTGAAGTTCCAAAAGCACCCCATCCAGCTGGCATACCATCAGCGCTGCTTAAAGTTAAGCCGCCAGTTATTGTACTAGCTGCACCAGCTGAGTTAGTTCCAGTAACTGCTGCTGGAGTTATTGTTAAATTTGTTGAAGCATTACTTATAATAGCAGTGCCTTGCAAAATATTACCTCCAGCGCCTCCTTTTTCTGTGCTTGAATTATTTGAATTTCCAGCACCTATTAACATATAACCAATACTGTCGCCATCAGACAAACCTAAGTCAGTAGCTGGATTTACTGTTATTGAAGTCGGTAAAGTTAAAGGGTTTACGTTACCAGTTCCAAGATTATTTATTGCATTAAATGTATAAGCGCCAGTAGGATTTGTAGACAGACTTAAAGTTAAAGTTGTATTAGCGTCAGCATAGGTAACTGCTGAATGTCCACTTATATTAGCTGCCGATTGTAAATTATTACTATTTACTCCATTAAAACCTATTCTAACTGTACCGCCAGCAAAAAAATTAGCTGGAATTACAGCACCAACATTTAAAGCAGTCGAGGAATCAAATCTTAAATTTTTTATTACATAAGTTGCTGGAGCAGCACTAACAGTTTGAGAGGGTTGGTCATAAATTAAATCAAAGGGAGTTCCAGCGCTTCCATCAGTTACCAATGTTCCGCTATTATTGTTTAAAGAGCTAACTTTATTTGTAGCATCTCCTAAACCTCTAGCAGTTGTGTATTTATTCATTTTTGTAAAACCGCCGCCTCCAGTTGCTGCTGTCGGAAAAAAACTTGAAAAATTTGCCATATTTTTTTATTTAATTATTATTATGCACTTGTACCCTCTACTCCTATTAATACCCATCCTTGAGCTGAACCAGAATAAATCATTTCAAAACCAGCGTTTAATTTATCTAAAGTTAAATCTGAAGTAGCGCCCATAATTTTTTCACTATTTCTAGCTACAGTTGCAGTAGCTGTGCCGCTTCTATTTGATATTTTAATACTATCTCCAGCACTCGGAGAGGCTGGTAAAGTTAAAGTTAAACTAGCTGTTAACACATACAAAGTATTAGCTACTCCAGTTGTATTAGAAGAAATAACAGAAACTGAATAACTTGTACTTACACTTGAAGCTATTGTTATGTCATCTCCGCTTGGCGTTATTGTTATGTTACTACCAGCAACCAACTTAACGTCGTCAGTTGCTCCATTTGTACTTGAAAGTCTAATAATAGCGTCGTCAGAACTATCTATAGCATTTATAGAAACATCTCCAGAGGGTAATAAATGGACTACCTCGATAGCTACATTATTAGCTGGAGGTGTACTAAATGTTATTGTTGTGCCAGAAATAGAATAGTTCCCTTTTGACTGGTAGACTCCGTCTAAATAAACTTGAGTATTGTTTTCTGAGCTTATAGTAGTTGTTAAATCAAAAGTAGTATCCGAGCCATCTCCAGTAAATGTATCTACTTGCACTGTCCCAGCTAAAGCTTCTAAATGAATTACTTCTATATTATTTGTTCCAGTAGCTGGCGCAGTTGAAAAAGTTAAAGTAGTACCGCTGACAGAAAAATTACTTTTTGACTGGTAAACTCCGTCTATATATACTTGTAATTTATTTTCGTTATCACAAGTTGAAGTTAAAGTAAAAGTAGTGTCTGAGCCATCTCCGCTAAAAGTTTGCTGTTCTATAGTTAAAGTTCCAGAGCCACCTCCGCTAGAAGCTATTGTTAATGTATCTGTCGAGTCATTAGTTGTAAGTGTTATATTATCTCCAGCTGCTATTGTTAAAGTGTCGGTAGCTGCGTCAGCTACTATTGTATTTTGACCACTTACAGCAATATTTTTAAAAGCATCTGAAACAGAACCGCCACCACTTACAGCTAAGTCTATTGTATTAGAGCCATCGTTATAAGTTGCTGTTAAGTTTGTATGTGAGCCTCCAGTAATCATTGAAGCAGCTGCATCTTGCGCCCTTTCATCTGAGAAATATAAATTACTTGACCCCTCTGTTAAATTATCAGTAGTTTTAGATGCTAGTCTTGTGTCAAATCTAGCATCTGTATAATATAAATTAGTACCCTCTGTTAAATCAGCTGTATCAAAACCAGTTAAATTTCTAGTGTCAAAATTTACTGTATTTCCCATTAATGCGTGGTTCGTACATTGATAAAATAATACAGTAGGCGTTGAATCAGTTGCTATTATTTGTGTATAAGCTCCAGAGCTTCCAGCTGTTCCGCTTGTTGTAACTCCAGTTGAATAGCTAGTAGTCTTATCTGACTCATAATAAAAAGCTATAGGGTGTCCAGAGTTACTAGAGTCTGACTGGTCGAATTTATAAGTATTGCCAGCTGTTATAGTTATATAAGGAGCTTGAACGCCATCAATAACATAACCATTACTTGAACCGCTTCCGTTATATCTATGGGCGCTTGTTTTAGTTGCTACTGTAACTGTAAAAGTTTGAGCGCTTGCGCTGTGAGCTTCTTTAACATTTTGTTTAGCATTTGCTAGCTTAGCATCTGTAACTTGTGAATTGCCAATATGTTCTGTATCAATAGCACCAGCGGCTATATGTTCGCTATCTATACTGTCATCTGCTATTTTAGAACCATTAACAGCGTCTGAAGCTATTTTTGCAGTAGTAACTTGACTATCTGCAATATGTTCAGTATCTATTGAACCAGCTGCTAAATGTTCTGAGTCTATTGCATCGTCAGCTACTTTTGCGCCAGTAACCGCATCAGCTGCTAACATACCAGTAACTACTGCTCCAGAGCCTATAGTTGTAGCTCCAGAACTTGCTATAGTAACATCTCCAGACATTGTAACATTATCAAAGTCAGTGCCATTACTAACTAAGATATCTCCACCAGTTGCAGCTGTCAGATTATCATCAAACTGCGCTAATTTAATAGCGGTAACTGCATCTGATTGGATAGCTCCAGTATCAACTAAATTAGTTAAGTCAGTCGCTATAGTAGTGCCAGATATACTAATCCCAGTTCCAGCTGTTAAAGTGTCTTGTTTAGCATCTATTTGAGTTTGTATTGCTGAAGTAACGCCATCTACAAAATTAAGCTCAGCGGTGCTTAAAGTAGCTCCGTCTAAAATATTTAATTCCGTTGGGCTTGAACTTACTCCTAAATTAGTTAAGGCGTTTGTTTTTTCAGTAGAGCTTAGACCTTGGTTACTAACATCTATTCTAAGTCTATTTCCTAAAGCTGTGGTTATAGTTGTGCTAAAGTTAGCGTCGTCTCCTAAAGCTGCGGCTAATTCATTTAAAGTATTTAAAGCGCTTGGCGAATTATCTATTAAGTTAGTTATTTCTGTATCTACATAATCTTTAACAGCAGCGTTACTAGGAACGTTTGAATCTGAATCATTAGAGCTTATACCAGACGACTCTGGCGTTAATGTTAACACAGTCCCATTAGCTAAAAGTATTTGGGTCGCAGTACCTCCAGTCTTAATAAGACTAGCTCCAGTGATATTTCCATCCGCTGTAATTGCGCCAGTATTATTTATAGAAATATTTATATCGTTTCCTAATCCGTCTGAAAGCTCTATATTAGATGAGCCTACAGCTGCATTGTTTGAGGTTTTAATGAGTCCGTCGTAGGTGTCTTTTATTTTTTTTCCGCTTAAGCTAGTCCCCATATTTATATTTTATGCAAATTTACAAATTAAATTTCGTTCCAGTTCTTGTCTTCTATGTTCCAATTTACGTTAGCTAGTTGCCATTGTTCGCCAGTTCTGTTAAAAATACGTCTGTTTTTTGTAGTCGTTTTTCTTGCTTTTCCAAAACTGTTAGAATTTCCTAATGGCATTTTATCTGTGTAAATAACAAATTACCACTCCGTTAGTTATAGATATATTAGTAAAGTCTCCGTATATAATATGACCCTCTTTTAAATCTAAATCAGTAATTGAACTATCGCCAACTGATAAATTAGAAGTTAAAGAAATTACAGCATCTTTTAAAACGTGGATAGTAACAAAATGTTCTCCGCTAGGCGTTGAAGTTGTAGCATCTTCATCTAACAACCTAAAACCAAAGTCTCCAAAACTTAGCCTATGATAATGATTAGCGCTATATAATTGTTTAGTAGGCATCTATTTCTTTTTAGCTGGTTTATTTCTACCTTGTTTTTGCGCTCTTGTACAATGGCTGTATTTTCCTTTTCTATTTAGTGACTTTCCCATAATACAAATTTACTTAGATTTATCTTTTAATTTTTCGTATGTTCTCATACCTCCTAGTCCTAGCATTCCTAGAAGTACAGTCATTAAATGTTCCATTTGTAAAGCTGGTGGCACTTGTTCCATACCAAAAGCAAAAATTGCTAAGTCTCTAATAATAAAATTATATGC